ACAAAACTCTTTTAATGTTAAGGTTAGTCTGCTCTGACATGTGTATCTTTTCCATTCTCTAAAATTGCTTCATCAAAATTACTTTCAACGTCCTTGTCAATTAAGTAACGTATGTAAGAACCCATGGACATATATAATTTGTCTGCCATAGGTCTTGCCTTTTGGTAAGTTTCTATTTTAATAGCAACAGATTTATACTTAGTAATATCTGTCATTTCTTTCTCCTATATGTAGTGTTGTTTTCATCGTATACATACTATATACATGAGAGAAGATGAGAATGTCAAGGATTTAATAGGAACTCAATGCCTATCACAACGCCTATATTACCTGTTGTTTCATAAGCAGGAGCTATAAAAAAGTTATCTTTCTTAATTCTGATCAGTGGTGCGAGGTCCATGCCACTATATCCAGTGACTACTCCATACTCAAAAATAGAATATTTCTTACCTATATAAGCACTGATATTACTTTCGCTATTATAATAAACACCTGTAATGGTATCATCTAAAGTACAGCGAGCATGAGGATGTATCTCATTATAGTCGTTTTCTAAACCAACGTGCATAGAAAATGCCAGTAGTAGAGATAAACAATTCAAAGAATTTATGTTTCTATTTTATATAAAATATCTTCTATACTACCAGCTTGAACACAATTAAACTCCATGGTTATATAATCATCAAGATCACTTAAATCTTCTTTAACCATTTTAAAATAACCATTGCAGTCATCGTAGGTATCATGCACTATTTCAGAACCCATTCTTAGACATTTTTTATCTTGTCCTAGTCCTATACAAACCCAGCCTATTAAAAAAAATTTTAACATTTAATCCTTATCCACATATTCCAATTCAACCTTTAACCTTATTTGTTCTTCTGTCCTTTGTCGAGTAATTCTTGTACCAGGTTTGTAACTTTTACGATAAGAAATGGTTTTTACGTCAATAAACCTTACTTCACCTGTTTCTCTGTGAACTAATACAAGATCAATAGGTCCTTGACCCGACACGTTTTTAAAGACCATATATCCTCGTTGCCAAAATCTTATGATGGCTCTGTGTTCACTAATATCACCTATTACTTTTTTTTGATCTCTCCCCATGACGGCCCTATCTCCATATCAACTTTTAATGGAACTTTTAGTTCGACAGTGTTCTCCATTTTTTCTTTAATAAGTTTAGCTTGCTCTGGTGATTCAATAGAACAATTTAATTCATCATGAACTTGTATATGAGAAACAACCCCTTCTTCATATAAATCAACCATGGCTTTTTTTGTCATGTCTGCACTTGATCCTTGTATCAATCTATTCAAAGCCTTGTAAGTCCATGCTCTTTTTAAATCACGTCCGTATTCTTTTTCTGCCTCCCATAAAGGTAAAGCTTTATGAATACCAAATGCTCTTGGCTCCCAAGAATCAAAACGACATTTACGACCAAGTAAAGTTCTAAGAAATCCTGTTTGTTCCGCTTTCCGTGTTGCTTGTTCCATAAGCTGTTTTACAAAAGGTACGTTGGCATGAAACTTAGCAAACAAATCTTCTGTTTCATACTTATCTAAACCTAACTCGCTAGCAAGTTTACCTTTACCCATACCATACATCATTCCTAAATTAATTGTTTTAGCTGTTCTTCTATCAATGCCTGCCATATCAGCAACAGCTTGATGAAAGTCTGGGTCTTGAGTTTTATAAGATTCAATCACTTCATCTGCACCTTTTAATCCACCACCTGTTAAAGCCGCAAAGTGTACTAACACTCTTGGCTCTTGTTGTGAATAGTCAAAACTACCCCATTTGCAACCTTTATTAGGGACAAAAATAGAACGAATAAGAGGACCTATTTCTTTATTTCTTGCAGGAATTTGTTGTAAGTTTGGATTACTATAACTAAATCTACCTGTGACTGTACCACCTGTATCACCTCGCATTTGATGAATATCTGCATGAATTCTATCTTTAAAAGAATGTTTTAATATTGTGTCAATAAATGTTGTTCTAGCTTTATTAGTTTCTCTCGCCGTGACAATCATCTTTGCCAAAGGATGTTTGTGACTTACTAAAAAGTTTTTATCAAACTTAGGCTGACCAGACTTAGGAGTTCTTTCATAAGCTATCCCTAGTTTATCAAAAGCTTTAGCTACACTAACAGCCGCCCATACATCAACATCAACATTTGTATCTTTCTTTATTTGATGTAAGACTTCTTTTTCTTGCTTTCTTAAATCAATTTTAATGTGTTCTGCTTTTTGTAAATCTACTCGAACACCATTTGTTTTCATGTCTAAAAGACACGGAAAGAGCCGTGTTTCGAGGTCAAATATACTGGATAACTCTTGCTTAATTAATTCTACTTTAAAATACTGCCATAATCTAAGCGTCAGATCAGCGTCTTGTTCTGCATAAGGACCGACATACATAGCAGGTAGCTTGTACATTTCTCCTTTGGCGTCTACGCCCCATTCTTTTGCGGCTTCATATAATAATCCTTCAGACTTTGTATCTTTAAGATAGTCTTTACCTAATTCATTTAAGGAGTATCTAAATCTATTTTCATCTATCAGAGGCGCCGCAATCAATGTATCAATTATTTTACCTTTAACTTCTACACCCCACCAACGAAGCCAACCAACATCATAACTTGCATTATGAAAAACTTTATCACAAGGCAAATTCATAATCTTTTGCACTTGTCTTTTTAAAATATTCTCGTCAAAGTTACCACCGCCGTCATGTCTAATGGGAAAATATCCTTTCCAACCTTCAACAGCTATAGCAACTCCTGCTATATATCCTTTGTCTACAGCCCAGCCTGGTCCTGTTTCTTTAATACCTGGATCGTAAGTTTCTAAGTCTACAGCTATTTCTTTAGCGTCAGATAAATCTGGTATTTTCTCTGGGGGAGTCCACTCACTTGGTGGCTGAAACAAAGGTAATTGAGTCATTTAACTTCTGTATTAATTACCGATACCCTGTCTTTAATTTCAATCTCTGCCGCAATAGCTGCATAGCCTGCAATGTCTATGTATGAATCTTCTTTGTGAGCAGTTTTAAGTCTAGCTATTTTAAGTAAGATCATACAGATAGCTACATCATGAGCTGATATAGGATGACCTAAGTAATCACTCCATAAGGTTGCTATATTAGAATGAGTTATTGTTTTATCACCGTAATCATTAGCTCTATCTCCTTTAATAAGATCTTGAGCTATCTTTAATATATTATCACTAACTGACATATCTTTACTCCTTTATTTTTTTTACATCTTGTTTAAGTGTTTGTAATTCTAAGTTTAATATTTTTAAACGATCTAGAATTTTTTCTTTTGTTAAAGTAGATGTATTGTTTAACAAAAATTTTAATTTTTTATTTGTTACTTCTAACTGTTTGAATATTATGTCTTTCATTAAAATGCCTCCGAAAACTCTCTGTCTGATTGTGACCTAACAATATTTAAAGTATTTCTTGCACGTGTCATTCCCACATAGAATACACGTCTTTCTGAATCTCGATGTTTCCAATACTCTTCATCAGCTTTACGAGATAGGTCTGTTAACAAAACAACATTATCAGCTTCACCACCTTTGGATCCGTGAATCGTTGATAACTTGATCCGTGGTGCGTGTCTAATGTTTTCTTTACGACGTAGCACTGCACGAATATAAGTAGACTTTGTAGCCGGTATGTTTTCTAAAGCTTTAAACCAAGGTTTATCTTTACTGACTTTAAGTCCAAAATCTTTTGTTAAAGTTTCAAAGGTATACAACTTTTCTTTATCAGCTGTTCTCATAGCTTTATGTTCTTTTTCTACTCCTTCTCCTGTCTTAATATAATTGTAACAACTTTTGACCTTTTTTACATCTAATTCTTTTCCTCTACGCAGGTCTTCCCAAGCTAAGATAGCTTCATGTATTCTTTTATTAATAGAAGTCTTATCTCCTCTTTCATAAAAATAACCATAAATCTTTAAGTCTTCTTCTAATTTATCTAAACGATATCTATCTCTTGCAAGTATCAACCATTGTCCTTCTTTCATTTTTTGTAACTGTTCAATAGGATGTATGTTGACTTCTCCGTCATCATCTCTTGAAGTCCATTCTTTATCTACTCTGTCTGATATTCTTGTAATTAATTTATTAGCATGCTTATGAATAAGTTTAGATAACCTATAAGATTTATTTAAGACTGTTCTTTGACCTTCCATGTTAATTAAATATTCTGGCCTAGCTCCTGCCCAACGATAAATAGCTTGATCATCATCACCTGCAACATAAACTCTTTTACTGTTTTCAATAATTCTTTCTACCATTTTCCATTGCAACCAACTTAAATCTTGTGCTTCATCGATAATAACAACATCAAACTTAGGTATAGTATCATAATGTTTTTTATTAAATTGAACTATTAAATCTGTTAAATCAAATTTGTTTCTTGTTTCTTTATACTTAAATAAAGCCTCATCAATATATTTTAATTTTAACCAACCACCTTGTAAGTGACCTGTAGAAGCATTATTAAAAAAATTTTCAGTAGTTAATCCTCTTATCTTTGCTCCGTCTATGACTTTCATAAATATATCATCAGGAAACCCTGCACCATATCTTTCAATGTTTTTATTAGGATTACTTAAATTAATTTGTAATTTATCAGATATAATTCGATAGTCTTCATCACTCATAATATTATCTTCTTTTAAATGTAGTTCTCTATAAGCCAAACTATGTAATGTTCTAAAGTTCATAAAGTCTTTTGTGCTGTAATTTAATTGAGATATTGCTCTGGATAATGCTTCATCCGCGGCTTGATTAGTAAAAGCTAAATAAGCAATCTTATCTGGTGATACTTTATTCTCTTTTAATTCTTTCTCTACAATACGAAGTAAATGAGTTGTTTTACCTGTGCCCGGTGGACCAAATATTATGTTTCTCAAAACGGTGTGTCCTCTCCCATGTCTGGTGTTTTAAACTCATCACCGCTTTTTCTCTGCCAAGGTACATACCAAAGATATGTTGTTTTGTTTTTAACTTTACGTCTTACATCTCCACCCGCTAATTTATTTCTTATATGAGCAGTCATTTCTGTTGTACTAAAATCTTTGAAATCATTTTTCTTTAAAAACTTTTGTAACCAATCAGATCTAAAATATGCAGTCATTCTTTTTACTTTGACTTCCCTCTCGCCGTTACCATCTTTGATAACATCTGTGTAATCCCTATCTTCAAATAAAGCTTTACCCATATCTATCTCATCAATGTGTTCTGCTTCTCCTTGATCTTCTAAAAATCTTTCTAATAGATTTTCAAATCTACCTGTCTTTGTAATCTCATGAGGCATTTGTATAACTTCAACAACTTCTAACAAAGCTTGTATTCTACTATCCCAATCATTAGGTCTCATCAAGTTAGGCATCATATTAATCTCATTCAAACAAGCTTTTCTAAATTTGTGTTGATCGTATAATTGATCAGTAGAAAGTTTTAAACGTCTTCCGTCTATATTTAAAAACCATGTTGATTCATCACTTTCAAACTTTGTTAAGTCACTGACCTGGTGTTCAAAAGAATTACCAATACCGTATTGTTTTGCTCTACATTGTATTGGAGAACAAACAGAACACATCGGTTGATCTTTACATTTGTATTGATAATCTTTTTTTTCGTGTTGTGTAATTGTTTTTTGTACTTGTGCTGAACTTAAAGGTCTTTCCATATACTTGTGATTAAACTCATCTATCTTTAGTTGCCAATCTTCGGGCCATTTTCTTTTTGCATATTGTATGTATTGA